TAGGCATTAGTTAATATCCACCCTACTTGATCCATCAATGTCAACATTAGCACCTTTAAGTTTCCATGTATTCGTAACAGTTGAATCTATGCTCTTTGCAGTTTCTTTAATGTCTGTAGCCACCTTAACAATTTGATTTGCTTTTGTTTCTAATGTCATTGTTTGTTTTGATTTTATTGTAGACGTTTTACCTGCTCCCATACTGTACAACCCAGCAACACCCAAATTATAATCACCACCTACAAGAGTTGTATAATTGCTCCCTACAGTTACCTTCATATCTGATAAATGCTTTTCACTAACTTTTCCTGAAACAGTTGTCCTTTTATCTTGTCCTACAGAATGTGTTTGATTGCCTACGATTGTTTCTGTGTCGTCTCCTGTTACACGACAACCACGTTGACCGTTTATCTGTGTGTTTTGGCTAGACAATACCTCTAACAAATCATTTCCGCCAACTTTTGTTACGCGGTTGCCTTTAATAGAATTAAATTGATTACCATCTACTTCTGTATACATATCACCTTGAACATACAATGAGGCATCTCCTGCAACATGTATATCACAGCTTCCACGTATCTCAACACGCTTGTCTTTTAATGTTATATCATAACCGTCACCAACAACCTTTGTTATCTTAGTACCGTCAGCCTGTATTTCTTCAAATGTTCCGGAGTTGTGGTAGTTACTTATTCTTCCATTGCCAGGAGTATCATCTACTTCAAAACAATGTCCTGTTTCTGTTTCCCAAACCTTATTAAAAGGATACATGGAAGTTTTGCCGTCTTGAATTAAATCACTTTCCGGTTTTGTGCCTATAGGAACATAACCTTCCCACTCTGTAGTAACTTCATTATTTTCTACGTATCCTAACCCATCTTCACTTGGACCCATGTCACTAAATCTATGAGCAGGTTCTTGCCAAGTTCCTCTATCGTATCTTGTATTAGGCAATTTCTCAAATATGGAAGATACATTAGGAGCTGTTGCTCTAGGTATATCAATTAACCTTGTATCTCTTTTATTAATATTTACAAAGTGATGTTCTGCATCGGCACCTCTTGCCAATCTAGAACTATCGGGTTCTTTTAAGTAGTTAAATCCTGTGCCCTTTCCATCTCTAGGAAATATTCCTCTAGGATCAACAAACCCTTGATAATCCAGAGCAATACCTGTAGTAGATGACAAATCCTCTATCTGCTTTTTTAATAAATCCCTTTTTTCTTCTAAAGCATCCCGTTGTAAGTCGTTTATATCTTCTGCCAGAGCTGTTTCTACTGATGCTAATTGTCTTTGTAATTCTGCTAGAGCCTCTTGTCTATATTCCTTCCATTTCTCATTAGATTCCTCATCTAATAGTGTTGGGCCTACCTGTGGCAAACTTGTAAACGAACCAAATATAATTGGCTGCTGTCCATCTTCTCCATCAGCAAAGAAACCAATTACTGAAGATCCTTCTACCAAAGCGCTTGACTGCCCTACGCCTGAGATACTAGCAGATGTTACAGGCATAACAGGAACTGCCCATGGCAATTCATTTGTTGGTAGTATTGCTTTATTACCCGTATGGTAACCTAATATTCTTACTCTATATCTTCCTAAAAATTCTGGATCAGCTCTATCCTCAACAATTCCTATCCACCAAAAGAACTTTGGCACTGACATATTACTCATATTATATCTCCTCTCCCAACGATTTACCTACGCCGTTTTTAACAATCTCTAAAGTCATTGAATGTTTTGTAACATCAAACTTATGATGTATGGCTGTGATTAAATAAGGACCTGACAATATAGGATCAAAAGCATTATCAGGATCCACATCAAACTCCTCTTCTTTTGCTTTGGGTGTTGGGAATAACAAATTAATAACCCTTCCAACTTCTATATCTGTTCTTCCAGGAACATCCATTCTAAATTTAAATTGATTAAACGAATTTGAATAAGATGTTCTAAAAGAAACGTTTCCTATATAATCTTCTTGTAAACTATAGTCGTCAAATAAATGAGAATTTAATGAAACAAAAGAAACATTAGAGTAAGGTGTTCTATCAACATAAGCGGGAATAGCTATACCTGCATCTGTTCTAATCATCTTTTTCATTTGCTCTCTAAAATCAAAATTACTTTCAAATTGTTCTCTTGTTGTAAAATTGTAAGCCCTAACACCATTCGCATAAAATCCAGAATCCTGTCCTTCCAATATGTCCATTGTTTTAGGAATCGTAATATCTTCAATTTTTGTGAATTCTGGAGGAAGGCTAACAGAATTGTAAACATAACTTCCTTGTCGTCTTACGAGATTAATACCCACGGGCTCATATACATATTCATCAAATAGCCCTTGTTTTAATTGCATAGCAATCAACCATTCTAAAGTACAAAAATAAAAAAACTTATTCGACTCAAAAAATTGAAAGTCTGTAGAATTTAGTGTTGCTCCTTTAGCATATTTAGAAATAAAGTTTATATTTCTAAAGGGAGTCCAAAAATTTGAAACATATCTAACATTAGAAATATGATCTGTATCACCAATAACAAGTCCCGTGGTGCCTACTTCTCTAGGCTCAAAAACGTTATCAGATACTTCTGTATTTTCTATTAATCTTGGAGTTTGTAAATACTCTGTATATATTTTGTCTACGATGTCAGAAGTTACACCTTTAAATGATTTAGAAATTGGAGAACATTGATCTACCAATCCCTCTCTAGACATAAAACAAAGTCTATAGTCTTGTTGTCTATCAGTAGCTAATACCCTATCTTCAATCGCATATAATTGAAAAGTTTTTTGTATTATTTGTGTTGGATTGTCTTCAAACGTGGGTGTTCTAAGTTTTAATGTAAGCAACTCGTTACCTAATATTGGAAACTCAGTTATAACATTCAAACCGTCAGATATGATAACATTACCAAACATAACAGGAGAAAATACATCTTCAAATAGATTTATTTCTGCAGTGAAGTTTTTTAGATTTAAACTATCGCCAGAAATCAAATTAGTTAGAAATATTTCTTCTAATCTATAATCACCGGCCTTTAGTATTCTTTCTTCATCTATTGACATAATATTTTACTTTTGAATTAATGACTTATATTGTGATACAAATTCTCTTAGATAATCTTTCTTTAATAAAAATATTTGTCTCTTTTTGTCATTTAGTTCTTCTTCATATTGATAGTTTGTTACATCTAAAATTTCACCGGTTGCATATTGTCCTGGATCGTAATCAACAATAATTTCTTCTTCACCTCGAAGTTTGTAATGGTGTACATCTGTTGCGTTTCCTGTACCGTATTTGCTCTCACAAAATTCAAACAAATCATTGCTATGTATGGGCCATTCTTCTGTGACATTTACAATATCATTATACAATAATATTACCCAGTGATATTTACTAGAGCCGTAATAATTGTGTGCAATATGCTCAGGCTTCTCTCCGTCTTGTACAAAATAAGCAAAGGAAAAGGCTCTATTCTTTTTGCCTAAAGGAAAGACTCCCACTCTTCTGTGTATATCTGTTACATAAAAATTTTCATCACCAAATGGATAAACAATTTTTGGAACGGATTTAAAATACATTATAATCCTCCTTGTTTGATTCTATCTGCGGTTAGTGTTTCTAGTTCTGTGAAGGATAAATTCATTTGAATATCATTAGGAGCACCTTGTGTTCCTTGTATTGTATTAAATGTTCCGTCAGGTGAACCATATGTTACTTGCATATCTGTTAAAACACATGAGGATATTTTAGAAACATATTGGTTTTCCTCATTCATATAACGATATTCAATGTTAAACTCAGAAGGATAAATTAAAAAGAACCCATTACTTCCTTTGTCTGGGTGCATGTGGTATTTAAACAATTTAATAATATTCATAACATTATTAAACTCTGAAGGATTCTTTGGCATAAATCTATATTCAAACCCAAATTTTCTAAATCCCATAGACTTAAATAATTGTTCTTTGTATGGGTTAGATACTTTCTTTGAGGTTGCCTCTATTGCAGCACCGATATTTTCTTGCCCCAAACCTAGTTCTTTAGGAACATTAGCTGCCGCACCAATAACACCCCTAGCTAAGTATTCTGCTCCACCTAGAATATCAGATAAACTAGCTCTACCACTTGCTAATAAACCCACTGCTGCACCTAAACTTTCTTCGTTCCAGTTTGCCGTATATTTTGCTGAAGGTGCAGATTGAACATGTAATTGTATAACCGATAAAAGACGTAAAGTTGTGCTTGTGTTTACAAGTGATCCTGTTACAGCACCCGCTGCAAAAGCTGTGCCTGCAGCTAATAAAGGAACAGCCAAGGCGGAAGCATTGTCGCCTGTTAATTTACTTCCTGCTGCAACAGTTGCACCTAATGCAGCTACGGCTGCTGCCCCACCTAAAACGGTGTCTGCTTGTTCTGATTTTGCTCTGTTTTCTGCAGAGTATTGATCCTCTAAATCTGACTGTGCAGCTCTCCAATCTGCTGCTGTTCCGGCACCATTGGCATCAAATGCTGCGGATCCGGCTGCTGACGTAGATCTAGCATTAATATAAAATATAACACTATGCGGTTGTCTTGTAGTGTTAAGTTCACTAGGATAGCTGTAGACATCTAAACTTGTAGAAGGTTCAAAGACTTGATTGTCAGAGTTTATTACTAACTCCTCTGAATTGTCGTTGAAGATAATTGCCATATAAATAGTCCCAGTTATTAGCGTTTAACTTATTTATAAGGATTATTTGACATGAAAAGAATTGACCGTGAAATAATTATTCGGTCTATAGACTACGATGGATATGACTATGATCAGCTATGCTCTTTAGTAGATAGATGGAAATATATCCTAGTTTCAAAAGGATTACAGCGAGGAGATAAGATTGCAATCTCCATTGTGCTTGTCAATCCGAATCAAATTGCACTTACAGTAGCAGCCGGAGAACTAGGTCTGCAATTATTTATTATTGATTACCCAATCGCCTACGAAACATTAAGCAAAACAAAACTAGGTTTATTTGGGCCGGTTGATCTGTCTATAGAGTGTGATCACCTAGCTAGCAAACCACTACATAAAATAATGATAGCCAATTATTCTAAACAGGTTATTCCAGAAAGCACAATAGAGAATAGTTTTAATACTTGTCACGAATTTTGGGGACAGGAAGATGATCCATTTCTAATTGCATCTACAAGTGGCACAACAAAAGAATCTACACCCATAGTTTTCACACAAAAACAAATATATGATCTGTCTAAAAGAAATATAAAAATATTTAAATTTTTTAAAGACACACGAGTAGGGCATACAAAAAATATGCACCACGCTAGTAGCATAATAACAGATCTTATTCCATCTCTAATGGCATCAGATTTTCATAGATCTTGTTTGTTCTCTATGCTAGATGACGAATCTCTAGAGAGAGATGTTGTTCCCATTATTAGAAAATATAAACTTGAAAGAATATTAATGTATAATACATATACTCTTCAACAATTCTTACAAGCATTGGGTAAAGGTAACGACTGGACTATTTTGGTAAACATGAGCGGATTTACGGTACCTGAAAACTTTATTAAGATATGTAAAGAGTATAATGTAGAGTTCCTATCTCATTATGGATCAATAGACACAGCAATTCCTTTGCTTGTAAACCATGTAACAGAAGATACAAAACACATTCCAAACAGTCTAGGCATTTTACCAGATGATTTTAATAAAGTAACAAAAGTAGAAGAAGGGTATCTTATAAAATCACCGGTGTGGGAAGATGAGAGATTAATGCAGGATAAACTAGAGGAAAAGAATGGAGTTTGGATACACCATGGTAGATTACAAGAAGACGTATTATTAAATAAAGTATCTGCACAATTAGGCTCTGTAGACTTTACCATTGTTGTTGATAATGATAAACGCTATTTGGCATTGTGGGATGATGTAGATTGTCCTGAGTATTTAACACTATTATTTGATCAAATAAAGAAACTTCATAAACCAATGTTTATGCCTGAAACAAAAGTTAATATGGATCAACTAAGAGGGTTTTTTCAGTCCTGTAAAATAGACAATAGAGAGATATTTAATATATGTATTAAGCACAATCCACTAGTGCCTGGAAAAATATCAAAAGAAATACAAGAGTACATGCACGAGTTATTAAATAAAGGTTATAGGAATTATGATATAGATAGATATCATAAACTTCATGATGACTATAGCAAAATTTTTATTATATCACATAATAAGGATGTTTTAATAGACTTTATAGAAAATGAAAAAGATTTTTATAATGTTTATTTTCAATTGAAAAAAGAAAATTACAACCCTAAGGTTCTATATAATCATGCCCTATAGTAAAAGAGTATATACAGGATTATTTAGACCTAAAAACCCTTCCAAATATAAAGGGGATTGTACTAATATAATATATCGATCTAGTTATGAATTAAAGTTTATGAATTGGTGTGATCTTAATAATGAAATATTAGAGTGGGGATCTGAGGAAATATCCATACCATATAGATCACCTTTAGACAAAAAAATTCATAGATATTTCCCAGACTTTTATATAAAAATAGGTGATAAGAGATATCTTGTTGAAATAAAACCCTATAGGTTTACCCAAGAGCCCATTGTTCCTAAAAGAAAAACACAAAGATTTATTAATGAAGTTATGCAGTGGGGTGTAAATACAGCCAAATGGAAATGTGCAGAAGAATTTTGTTTAGACAGAGGCTGGGAATTTATGCTTATTACTGAAAAAGAACTCGGGCTTTCATTATAAATACTCGTATGGCGAAACCATTCGAGAACATACGAACGTCTGCAGGAGAGCAAGAACGTTCCTTTAATTGGTATATGTCAGCCGTAAGAAGGCTGGCAGGAAATATCACAAACGCCTCATCAACGATGAAAAGTGATATTGGTGAGTTAAAGGGATCTCTATCTGTAGGAAGTCTTTACATGTTTTTATATGATCCTAAAACAAAACAGGATCTTCCTTATTATGATCAGTTTCCATTATGTATACCTTTTGAAAATGCTCAAGGTGGTTGGTATGGATTAAACTTACACTACCTTCCTCCAATGTTAAGAGCTCAACTATTTGGAAAACTTTTAGACTTTCAATCTGAGGATAAGCTAGATTTGTCCTGGAATATGTTACAAAATGTCAGCAGGTTTCCGGGCGTGAAACCGACTGTAAAAAGGTATCTAGTTTCTCAAGTGAAATCTAGGTTTCTTAAAGTTAATCCTGAGCACTGGAAGGCATCTATATTTTTGCCAGTACAAAATTTCCAAGGTGCATCAGCAAACAAAGTCTGGAGAGACAGTAGGGAAATGCTATAATGGCAATGTTTAAATATCAAGATTTTTTAGCTAATGTAAGAGGGCAATTTCTTCCTCGAAGCGATAGGTTCGAAGTTATGGTTACGTTTCCTAGCGTATTAAACCTACCTGAGGAAGTTAAAAGACAAACAACACTATTCTGTGAAGAGGCTCAAATACCAGGACTTTCAGGAGTCAACGTTCCTTTAAGAATAGGTAACTGGACAGAATACAGAAATACTAACGTAGAATTTTTAGGTGCAGAAAGTGTTTTTACATTTGTCTGCGATCAAGGTTGGAAGATTAGAGAAGCCTTTGAAAGCTGGGTATATGCCACAGCAGATCCGGTTTCAAAGGAAACAGGCTGGCAGGAGTCAGTACAAGGATCATTTGAAGTTTTTTCATTAGACGTAAAGGATGAAGTTATTGCATCCTGGAGATTTTATGAGTCAGTACCAAAATTGGTTAACTTGGTTCCTGTATCATCGGGTAACCCCTCAGTAATTAGGCTGTCAGTTTCAGTGGCATCTAATTATTGGGAAAGAACAAAATAGGAGTAAATTATGGCTTTACCGGTAATAGACACACCGACATTTGAATTGGAAATTCCTTCTTCTAAGAAAACCCTTACATTTAGGCCTTTCTTAGTAAAAGAGGAAAAACTTCTAACGCTTGCAAGTGAGACAAACGAAATGCCTGAGATGGTAAACGCTTGTCAACAAATTGTATCTAATTGTAGCTTTGGAAAATTAGATGCAAAAGAACTTGCAATGTATGACTTACAATGGCTGTTCTTACAGTTAAGAGCAAAGTCAGTTAGTGATAAACAAGCTTTCACATTAATTTGTGGACATTGTAAATCTAACTTGCCATGGGAAGTTGACTTAAATGATTTTAAAATTGTGGGCTTGGATGAAGCAACAAATAATAAAATTGAAATAAGTGAAACAATGGGTCTTGTATTAAAGCACCCCTCATCTACAATTATGGCTAAGGCAGATAGTTTGGACGATGCTGATCTTATTACAGAGTCAATTGATTACATATACAATGAAGAAGAAGTTTTTAGTCCAAAAGAACAAACAAAAGAAGAGTTGAAGGATTTTATTGAAAGTATGCCTATAACATCTATTTTACAAATTAAAGAGTTTTTTGAGAAAACACCTATTGTAGAAAATGTTATTGAGTTTACTTGCCCAAAGTGTGAGGGCAAAAATGTTGTTTCCGTTAATGGGTACGAACATTTTTTCGATTAACTCTTTCTCAGGATTCGTTAGAGAATTATTATAAAACGAATTTTTTATTGATGCAAGAACATCATTATAGTTTAACAGAGTTAGAAAATATGATGCCCTGGGAAAGAGAAGTTTATATTGCTATGTTAATAACTCATTTAAAAAAGAAGGCTGATAAAAAGCAACAAGGTTAAATAAATGGCTAGCAATTACGAAAAAGAAAAAGCGAAACTAGATAAACTTCTAGCAGATTCTGTTGGATTGTCTGGAGACAAAGCTAAAGAACATAGGGAATTAATTCGTAAGCAACAGGACGTTGTTCGCAGAGAAATGCGTCAAATGGCAGGACAAGAAGATCCTACCAGAAACGTTACTATGGGTGCTAGAGATGAATATACTTTAAGGGATTCCTCAGCATTAACGCTACAGTCCGATAGAAGAAATAGAGCAGAAGAGGTTGTTTCTGATCAGTCAGAAAAAAGAGTTAGAGAAGACGTTGTCAATAGAATGGACAAAGTCAAAATAGGTGGTAAGTCTACTGTAAGAAAAGAAACAGACAAACAGGGTAGAATAAAGTACAGAGATGAAATAAGAGGCACATACGCTAAAGAAGAAGCGTATGAGGATAGCGAAAACCGTATAGAAATGCTAGGTAACGCTATTAGAGCAGGCAGTAACATAGGTGCTCAAGGTGAAACTACAAACGCATTACAATTTGGTACTGCTAAAGCCTCAGCAACAATGTCTAAAAACATTGGACAAAATGCAGGAGCTCTTCAAGAAATATTTGAAAAAGAAGGTGACGAAACACAAGCAGAACTTAAAAAACTTGTAGAGTTAATGGCTAAGGCACAAAACTTAACAGGTAAAGATGCAGAAAAAGCCAAAAACGAAATAAGCAAACAAACAGAAAGATTAAAGATTACTGCTGGAGATAGTGGAGATAAAATAAGTGAACTCCTCGGTTTAGATAATGTTAAAAAAGATTTAAGAGGCGGTAGTCGTTTTAAAGAAGCTCTTAACATCGATCAAGATGCTACAGGTCTCAAAGCAGTAAAACAAGCATTCAGCCCTACACGTTTATTTGGTGATCCTAACACAGGAGGTTTATCTGGCGGTGGTGGGCTTATAAGCAGAACCCTAGGCAATGCTTTGGGTACGGGCGACAATGCTGCAGATGCTTTTGCAGCCAAACAAGCCAGACTGGAAATTGCTCAGGAAAGACAAGCTGAGGGACTAACTACAGCAGTTGGTGAAGAGGGACTTCAACTAACAGGCGAGTCTACACCTCAGTTAATAAAAGAAAACAAACAGAAGGACTCTGAGAAGCTCTCAGAAAGTAGTTCTTCTACAACAAACAATAACGAAAGTAGCACTAATACTGTATTTAAATCCGGTGTAGACAAAGAGCCTTGGGCTGAAAAGAACAATGAAGTTTTAGAAGATATTCTCGACACATTAAAGAGGATTGAAGCTAATGGCGGCATGGGCGGCGGTGGAGATGATTCTCTTCTTGATACCGCAGGTGATATGATGATGACCCGCGATGGCAAAAATAAACGAAAAAATAGAAAAGGTAAAAAACCTGGCAAGAGTAGATTTAAGTTACCTCGTATGGGCGGTGCGATGAAGTTAGGTGGTGCTTTGGTAGCCGGCGGTATGGCGTTATATGAAGGTTATCAAGGATACACAGCCGCAGACCAATTAGTAGAATCGGGTGCCACCAATGAAGAAACCGGTCAAAAGTTTACACAAAGAGATGAAAAGGCAGGCAAAACTGAAGCAGTAACAAAGGCTGCTGGTGGTTTTGGGGGAGCACTGGGTGGAGCAGCTGCCGGAGCTGCCATT